CTCGCGGGCACACCCTGGTCTTTGTTAGGATGAATTTCTATGAGAGAACGATCTTCAGGGCTTGTATCTGTTACAACAGACAACCGGCCATCTATAATGACAGCTTGGGCTACAGAGACTCACCAAGATAAGGTGGGTACCTCTGCCTGGGTAACTGACGCATCGTACGCAACTCTACAGAGTTGTGAGTGGATGAAGGATGAACCTTTTCCTCCACCACCCACAGGTTTTAAACCCTGTGATCACGTGAAATTTAATCTGAACTGGGTAGGCACCCGTATGCCCGCAGCCCACTACTATTACGATAGTGGAGGGTATCAAGGTGTATGTTCGTGGGACTTCTCAAGGAGCACTTGGCTCTCTTGGGCAGAACCGTTGAACGCCTATCTTGGAGAAGTTCGTGAAGGGCTAGAAAACAAGGATTTGTCTTTTTCTCACGACGATCTGTGGCGTTTGTCACAGGCGTGGGAGAAGATGAAGCCAAAGTTAGAGCCTCAAATGGACTTACTCGTCTTCCTTGCTGAGTTTTCTGAGGTACCTGCATTGCTTCTTAGTTTGAAAGAGAAGTTTCTGAAGGTATTTACCAGTCTTGGCGAGGATTCAATTCGATACATCGACGGCCTGAAGATTTTAAAACGATCGGAGGGGAAGAGAGGTGTCCTGAAAGTGGTCGCAAATGAGACCGCGGACAGCATCTCTAATGAGTGGCTGGAGTACAACTTTGCTTTAGCTCCTCTAGTTGATGACCTTATTGGCTTGATCAACGGACTGCTGTCCTTCCGAAAAGCTCTTGAAGAGCTCGAGGATGGGGCATGCAAGCCGCAAAAAGCGCACGCATCCTACACCTCCACGGAGGAAGGGTACGAGGTGCTTCAAGCCGAAACCTGCGGATACTGTGCAAGCGTTGGCGGGACATGCCCTTATGGGGCGCCCGTTGACGATTACGAGTCATTTACAGGTACCAGATGTAGGATATTGCATCCTGGTGGGGTAACTACGCGCATTGGCGTGACTGCGTATTATCAGTACACGCTTCCACCTGAATTTCAGGGGCTCTACCGTAGTATATCTGGATTGGCCGGCGCACTGGGAATAAATCCAGGCGTCGGAACGATTTGGGAGTTAATCCCTTTCTCGTTTGTGTTGGACTGGGTGTGGCCTATTGGGAATACGCTTAATAAGCTGAAGGTGGATGCCGTCCCTGTTAAAACCAGGTTGATGGACATCTGCTTCACTAAACGCGTTACAACCCCGATTTTGATACAAGGTCGCCACCTATGCCCTCTCTCGCAAGAGCAGACATACGCAACGGGTCAGCTTGATCAGTATAAGCGAATCGTAGGGTCAGAGTTCTTAACATCGATACCAGCATTTCGCTGGCCAAACTGGGTTCAGCTGTCGTTAGGTGCTGCGATTGGAAAACTTTTCAGTCGCAATCGTTGAAGTAGCACTTACCGCTAAAACCAATAAATCTTCAATGTTTTTACTTTCCGAGGTATTCCTATGTTAGACCAGGGTCAAACCATCACTGTTTCCACCGTCGACCGAAGTTATAACTTAACTCAGTTCGACAATTTTCGCACCGAGCGCACAGCCGAATTATCGGACGGGCGTGAGTCAATCCTAAGGGTTGACCATTCCAAGATGAAACAAGGTGACGTGCATCGACATCTCCATCAAATGGAGACGCAGGTGATTAACAGTGAGACCGGGGAGGAAGGGACGCGAACAATCAATGTGACCGTAACACAACCTAAGTGGGCATCTAAGACAGATGCCGCGGCGGAGTGGGAAGGTCTCAGCGATTGGATCGATACCAATCTCCCAAGAACGGTGAACTTCGAGAGTTAAAATCCTCGGAGCCCGTTTGTCACGTAGGCAGGGATAGTGGAGCTATAAAAATATATGGCCGACTTGAAAAGCCTTGTGCACGATTATGTGCCGTACTTCAAAGCTTTACTAGTGGATATCGAGGCCTTAACCGGCCTTGATATGAACCGCGATCTGCGTCAAATTGAGCAGAGAACGGCTAGTGAGGGTCTCTCATTCCTTACAAAGACTCTTCCCTCGTTCTACAAGCACACCTTGTGGTGCGTTGAAGAAGGGTCCTGGACACCTATAGTTGGCTTTAAACGCCAGCGAAAGGGACCTCTCCCATGCTTCTTAGGGGGTTTGGTCAGAGGACTGTTCGAGGATGATGGATCTTTGAAAATCGCTCGGATGTCTCCCTACCTAGGCTATATTGGGCAGCTTTGCACCTTTCTTTACAAGTGCGAGTTCCCGTATACCAAGGCTCAGGAGGCAAAGAGGCTACGTAAGTTTAAGGAGGTAGAAGAAGAACTTCCCGAATTTATGGGCCGTTTCTCCAGCGAAACAGAAACTATCTTACTGAATGCAATCGAGCTTGCGAGGGAATTATTCCATGACTTCGAAGTAACGGAGTTACCCCGACATGGGCCAGGAGCGGTTGCGGACGGTGCTAAAGCGGAGGAGAAGTATAATTTTCAATTCTCAGATCGTATTGATGAAGTTTTCCCGTATGAAGAGTGGTTTTGGCCGAATCTGGTCTATAACACGCCAGACTACGGGATGTACCAGTGGGAGAGTAAAACTCGCTTGCTGCGTTTGTTGTATCATGACACTGATCCGGATGTGGATTGCAAAATCCCTCCAGCGCGGGGAATCTTCGTAAATAAAGATTCACGAGGACCTCGCTACATATCAGCGGAGCCTAAAGAGCTCATGTGGTTGCAACAGGCGGTGGGCCGGTCGATTATGCGCTTCCTTGAAAAGCATCCATTAACAGAGGGAACTGTTAACTTCTCTCGTCAAGGTGTTAATGCGCGGCTGGCCCTTCTTTCATCAATTAGTCGTAAGTTCGCGACTATAGACCTCGAGGACGCAAGCGACAGGGTCAGTTTAGCCCTTGTCAGATTGCTCTTGCCCTCACGTCTAGTCAGGCTATTGGAAGCCTGCCGATCGGACTCTGCTGTCCTTCCTGACGGTAGCTTGATGCGGCTAAAGAAGTTCGCACCAATGGGTAGTGCATGCTGTTTTCCAATCGAGTCAGTCGTTTTTTGGCTACTCGCTACAGCATGTGTAGAATATAATACTGGGAGGGATGGTGCGGCCTGCAAGGGCCAAGTGTACGTTTATGGTGATGATATCATCATCATAAAGAAACACGCACCGTTGTTAAAGAAAGTCTTTGGTGATGTCAACCTCGTCATTAATGAGAGGAAGTCATTCGTCAAAGGCCCCTTCCGGGAATCCTGTGGCATGGACGCGATCGACGGTATTGATATTTCCACCGTTAAATTGCGCCGTGCTGCACCACTAGGAAAAGCTGATGTATCCTCTATTATCTCCTGGACGGAGACCAGCAATTTACTTTTTTATGCTGGCTTCTGGAGGACCGCGCAAGCAGTCCTCTCAGAAGTAGAAAATCACGTCCATGTTCCGTACGTCCCTTACCAATCTGGGGCGTTCGGGAAGACTGGTCTTACCCAACATTTTGAAGTGAAGGGGAAAACCATTTCTTGGGATAAACGATATCAACTTAGAAGGTTCAAGACGCGTCACGTAAAAATGGCGAATACTGATTGGAGTGAGAACTCCTGCCCTTCTACAGTAACCTGTCATGCTCTAACAAAAGAGTCGAGGAACGACGATGATCTGTCGTTTCTTACAGGTAAGAGTGATGCATCCACCATGACAGTCGCTACTGGAGCGCTTCTTCTGCTCCGGTATGGATATCAGTGGCTCACGTAGCTGCTGACCAC